GTAAATGAACCTTATAATCCTAGTTTTAACTTAATTAAACGTATTAATAGAATTCCTGCATCTGAACAAACTGCTAAATTTCGTCATCAAATTAGTAATCTTTTAGAAGCTCACGGATACGGTGATGACATGGAATCAATGGAAATGATGGCTGGGGGCGCTCGTCGCCGTCGTGTTGGGCGTCCTCGCAAAGCACAAGCAAAGCGCAAAGCACCAGCTAAAAAAAAGGCATCTATTACAATGCATCGCGGTGGTTATTATGAAGCTATGCCTGATGAGTACAAAATGATGGCTGGAGGCGCTCGTCATCGTCGTGTTGGGCGTCCTCGCAAAGCACAATCAATGCATCCTAGAATGCGTGGTGGTTTTGGTTGGGGTGATGTGTGGGACATTGCTAAAAAAGTAGCACCCTTAGGTCTCGCACTACTCTAATTTACAACTATTATTATAATTCAATATACTTTTATTTTTTTATTTTTTTCTATCTAAAATATATATTATAATATTAATAATAATAAAATGTCATTAATTTTCGATACTACTAATAACTCTATACCAGTTGCAAATTTATACTCTAAAGGAAAAATCAAAGATACTATAAGTTATATAGATACTGAAGACTTAAGGGAAGACGAAAAAGCACTAACAAAAATTAGATTAAACACAGATGAAGATAGTTTTTTTCCTGCTATAACTGATTTTAAGCGTGAAAATATGACAAATAGATGGTTTATTAGTGGTGAATCAGGTTGTGGGAAAACTAGTTTTTTAATTAGATTAATTAATGAATTTCATAAAAAATATCCAAAATCAAAAATATTATTTTTTTCATCAAAAACAGAAGATAAAAATATTGATTCAATGCCATTTATTGAACGTGTTAGAATTAATGAAGATATTCTAACAAATCCTTATACACTTTCTGAAATGTCTGCACAATCAAAACCGACTCTAACAGTTTGGGACGATATTGAAGATTTTCCAACTAGAAAAATTACAAAAGAAATTGAAAGATTACTTAATGAAGTATTAAGAAATGGACGTTCATTTGGTATTTATGCCGCATATAGTCATCACCAGCCCGCAGATTATATTCATACAAGGAATTTATTATTTGAAGCTACACACGCTGTAATATTCCCAAAACGCGCCGGAAAAGATGCTTATAATTATTTTTTAGAAAAAAAACTAAATTTAAATAAAAAAACAATAACTATGATTAACTCATTAAAATCTAATTTTGTGTGTATTAAAAAAAATATTCCTAAATGTGTTATTGCGGATAAATATATTTTATTAGTATAATATAAAATGAATGAAGAAAACAAACTATATTATCCATTATCTGGTTTTGAGATGCTACAATTAAATCCAGATGCAAAATTAATAAGTTATGCACAATTAAATGATGTCTTTACTCCAACAGAACTATTCGGAAATTATAAAAAAATTATTATTTTATATCTATTAAACTCAAAACAATCTGGACATTGGGTTTGTTTATTTCTAAATAATCAAGGAATTCAATTTTTTGATAGCTACGGAAAATTACCAGATACAGAAATAGATAATTTAACACCTAGACAACGTGAAGAATATAACCAACAAAGAAATAGACTAAAAATAATATTATCTAATTATGATGTTTATTATAATGATAAATGCTTACAAAAAAAAGGTACTCAAACGTGTGGTTGTTTTGTATCTCATAGACTTATTAATTATCATTTAACAGATAACGAATATATAGATGCATTTAAAGATTATAAGATTAAAGATCCAGACGAATTTGTATCTACTTATTGTTTAAATAAATTAGAAAAAAATATATAGTTATTATATAAAATAACAAAAAAAAAATGCCTGATGTTTTATATTATAATATTTCTATAGACAATACCGATGCAAAAGTCTCTGGACTTTCGAAAGGAAAATTTAGTTATCCAATAAATACAGATATTACTGCACAAAACACGCAACCAGTTCTAGAAAATCCGTCTGAGTGGTACGGTTCTATTATTCGTATGGAGGTACCAACATTTACAGTTCCAGTAATTCAATTTATAACAGAAACACCAATAGTAAATCCTACTGACATTAATAGAGGAGTATATACTTTTACTCTAGAATATAACGGTATTTTTAGTAATCAAGTTAATTATACTTATATACCACAAGTTATTGATACAGATATTCCACCCTATCCAACACTAACACAAACATTCGGACCTTATTATTTTATCTATAATTACGGAGTTTGGATTGATATTATGAATACAGCGCTTTCTACAGCATTTGTAGATTTACAAAGCAAAACTGACGGCGCTCTAGCTAGTTGCGCAACGCCATTTTTTAACTATAATCCTACTACGCAATTAATTTCGTTATATACTGATGCAGCATTTTTTGAAAATACTGTAGCAACACCAGTTTTTATATACTTTAATAGTATTAGTAGTCAAAATTTCAATGGTTTTCAATGGAATGAACAAACAATAGGTTCATCAAATGGCGCAGACTGTTTATTTACTATTAAAAATAGAAATACTTTAAATCATCAAACTCTAAATAGTGTATTATATAATGTTCTTACACAAGAGTTCGTCGCATTAGGATACTTATCACAACTAAAACGAATCGTAATAACTACTAATATGAATGTTATTAGTGAATTAGACTTTGTAAATAATCCTAGCGCAATTCAAAATATTAATTATCAATCAGTACTAACTGATTATATACCAGATTTAAGCGGACCAAATGAAGCCGGAATTGTTAGTAAGATTTTTATATATAATGCGCCAAGCTTATATCGTGTATTTGAGTTTAAAGATAGAACACCATTATATGCAGTTTCATTACGTGTATATTGGACAGACCAACTAGGAAATACTTATCCTCTACAACTAGCAAAAGGATTAAATGCAAGTTTTAAATTAATGTTTATTAAAAAAACTGCTTTTTCAAAATTTTTATTATAATTATTTTTTTTAAATTATTTTATTTGTATAAATTATAAAAGATAAATATATAAAATGTCAATTGTTCATTCTGCTCGTATTACAGATACCCGCCTTGGGGCTCATTCTAATAATGAGGTACTATATGCTCTTGAGGAGGGAGCGGCTCAAGTTAGCTACGTTCCTCTAGTTAGCTCTAGTCATTCTAATCAAGGTACTAATTGGAGTTTAAACAATATTAGTCAATACACTGCCCGAGATAGCCGTCTTAACGTTTCTATGACCATTACTGCTACTCTTTCTATGACAAATACTACTGGAGGTGCATTAAGTGCTATTAATGTAGATAATTTCGGGCCTCGTCAATTTCCTTATAATCGGGCTATCTCAAGCGTAAATCACAAAATCAACCAAGCCGCATACGTTCTTAATACTAGCCAAATTTTAGATGCTATTGCGCGTGTAAATATGCATCCTGAAAATTGCAATTTTTATGACAATACCCAACCTGATTTAACTGATAGTTATGCAAATGCAACTGGAACTAATCTATCCCCGATTGGTTCTTATACCTCATCTATTCAAGGAAATGGAATTTTCAAGCCTCGCTCATTAAATTACACTGTTTCTGGCAATAGTATAGCTGCCAATGCTACTAGTTCTGTTGTTATTACTATGCAAATCTATGAACCGCTTATTTCACCTTTTAATAACATTGGAGATAAAAATAGCGAGGCTCTTTATGCGATTAATGGTGAGTTAATCCAAATTAGCTACGTTAATGACCTATGGTCTAACATGTTTTCATACGTCGTGCCGGCTGGTTTGACTCTTAATAATGCTACTGTGTCTCTAGGTACTACTGCTACTCTCAACTGTATATATTTAGTCCCGTCTGATATGACTATTGCTAGACTTCCTAAACAAAGCGTATATCATTATAATGATTATAATGTTAGTTCAATTGATATTGGCGCCTGTGCTGCTGGTGCAACTATACAAACATCTTCACAGGTGGCAAATTTTACCAATATTCCTAATAAGGTTCTAGTATATGCGCGTCTTTCTGATAGTGCCCGTACTGTTTCAACTACTGATAAATATTTACTTATTCAGAATATCTCTCTACAATGGGATAATGGTCTTCCAGTATTAAGCCAAGCTAATACAAATCAATTGTATGATGTTTCTACTCGCAACGGTTTAACAATGCCTCGTGCCTGCTTTAATCAACAATGCCTAAATCAAGCTTCCGTCGCTGCTGTCGCTGCTCCGGCTCTTTTTGGCTGTGGTAGTGTTGCTGTTTTTGACCCTGCTCTTGATTTCGCATTACGCCCAAATCAAACAAACGGCTCTGCTGGTCGCTTTGTTCTCCAAGTTCAAAATGCTATTTTCAAGAATAATACGAATACTAACTACGCAAATTGTACTCTTTATATTGTAGGTGTTAATAATGCAATTCTTGAACGTATTGGGTCTGAATATCGCAACTATTTGCTTTCTGTATCTCCTCAACTTTTAAGAAAGTAAAGAACTCCCCCCAATTGCTCTAGATGTATATAATTCACAAAAGTTCGATAATCTTTTCTTAAACGGTGGTGGTATTGGTGATTGGTTTAAAAAACAATTTGAGAATCTAAAAAGTGGTGTAAAAAAAGCTGCATCTAAGGGCGCTGAATATTTAGCCCAACACCCAGAAGCAATTGCTGATGTTGCAAAACAGGCGGCATCCTATCTCGGGCGTGGTGGTGCATTGATGAAACGCCATTCAGTCCGTCCCCAAAAGATGGATTTATTTTTTGAATAAATATAGTTATTTCTAATTAAATTTTTTTTCTTTTTAATATATAATATAAAATGAACATCTATTCTATAATAGTTAATAAAAACTACCTACACGACCACAGAGACACTCTAATAATGATTATGAAAGTTTCAAAGTTATTAAAAAAACTTACTCCAGATATAAAATATAAATTTGAACAAGTTATTTATAGATTAAATGAATATGAGGTCATTGTTGATAAAAATTATAAAGGTAAAACACAAAAAAAATATATAAATAAATTATTTACAATTACAATAAAAGAATCTAAAATTTAAATAATAATCTAAATAAATATAAATTATAAAATGGCAGGATTTCACTCAAAAACGTTTATTGTTCATGATGATTATATGACCCCTAAAAGTGCTTGGGAGGCAATAAATCATTTAATACCTAAAAATAAAGTTATCTGGGAGGCATTCTATGGCGATGGTGAATCTGGTAAATATTTGCGAGAGTTAGGTTATAATGTTATACACGAAAAAATAGATTTCTTTGAAAACAATCTAGGAGAAATAATTATAAGTAATCCACCGTTCAGTAAAGCAAAAGAAATTCTAAAACGATTAAAAGAGCTAGACAAACCATTTATTTTGATTATGCCTATATCAAAACTAACAACAAGTTATTTTAGAGAGTGTTTTAAAGGTGATAATGATTTTCAATTTATAATACCTAGAAAAAGAATTCAATTTGATAAATTAGTAGATGGTGATAAAGAGAAACTAAATAAATGTAATTTTGATTGTGTGTATTATTGTTATAAAATACACTTAGAGCATTCAATAACCTGGTTAGATTAAATTAATATAATTAAGTTTTTATAAAAAATTTATCTTAATATTAAATCTATTTTCCATTGCTTTTATTGCATCTTTTATATTAGGATGTTCCCAAAGCAACCACCGAGACCAGAAACCACGCGTATAACGCCCATTTTTAGTCCAATCCTCGCCCATTTTTGAGTGTGATGTAATATATTTTATTCTTTTTATTGGATTTTTATTTGTAGTATAATCAGTGTATGGCGTTCCATCTGGTTTTATAGCACCAAATGATATTTTTTTCATTTTTCCGTTTTCATCTGTAAAAAACACTGTATATTTTTTAGTTGGAATAGTACTTTTCATTAAGTAAAATGTTTCCATTTTTATTTATTATATTATTTTATATAAATATTTTTTTCTAAGTATATTACAAGTATATTACAAGTATATTGATTAAAATAATATCAATGAGTACAAAACTAAGATTATCTGGCGGACAAATAGTTGAATACACTAATGACTCTCAAGCATTAGAAAATTTAGATAATATTTTTTCAAGATTAACAACAAAAAAAGGAAATCGACTAAGTGATGCAACTAAAAAAAGTTATATAGCAAAGTTAAATAGATTATCTATTCTTTGCACTAATCACTCATTCACTGATGACGAATTTTTAAATAGTCCTCAAAATGTTATTATTAAATTAGATCATTCTAATTTAAAAAGCAAAAAAGATTATATCAGCGCAATTATAAAATATTTAAGTACAAAAAATATTAATAAGAAAATTAATGACGAATATCTTCAAGCAATGAATAAATATAAAAAGGAACAAATGCAATCTAGAAATGATAATCGCGCATCAGATTCTAATGTTGAAAAATCAATGCCGTTAGATGATATTAAAGCACGATTACTAAATTTTAAAATTGTATCTAATAAGGATTTACTAGACGCGTTATTAGTCTGTTTTTACTTTGGTAATACTAGTAATTTAATATTACGTAATGACTTGCCAAATATGCGTATAGTATCAGTAGCACGTAGCAAAAAACAGCTTCCAAAAGAATATAATTATTTGGTTGTAGATAAAGATAATATCCCAATAAAGATTATAATGAAATCTTATAAAACCCAGGCAACTTTTGGGACGAAATCTTTTGGAATTAGTGATAATTTAAAATTATTATTAATCGATTATTTAAAAAGATTTAATAAAAAGCCAGGAGACTTTCTATTTACTAGAGACGGTGTTCAATATTCGAATCAAAATTTCGCTCATTTATTAGAGACAGCAAATAAGAATGTATTAGGAAAACCAATCGGAATTGATTTAGCTAGACAGATAATAACTACTGATTTTTATTTAAAGCATCCGTTAGCATCAAAAAATGAAAAAGATGCATTCGCAGAGAGATTTTTGCATTCTTCCACCACAAATTCTGAATATATGCGCAGTAATTTAAATGTCTAATATACCAATTAATGATTAGTATATTCGTTTTGAGTGTAGTTTTTTACTTTTTTATCGTATTTATATGATTTATTCGTAATTGGTATATCAATGTTTTTTTTTGAATATATCGATATATTCAAATGGCATTCCAATATACTAACTGAAAACTATAAAAAAACGCCTAAAAATCATATAAATCTCATACAAAAAATATTTTTCCACCCATTTTTCCAATATACTAACTAAGTTGCAATATCATAAACTTCATAACTATAAGAATTACTAGTCGTTAATATAACTGCTCCACCAAATGTTCCAAAAAGCATTATTTTAAATAGATGTGTATTACTATCTGCGCATGTTCCGCTCCAAGTAAAATTTTGTTGAAATGAAACGCTATTCGGTGTTATCTGTGTTGTTATATTTGTTTCATTTTGGTTATCAATTAATAAATTACAATATAAATATTGTTGGGAATTTACTTGACAGTTATAATTTACATTAAGAAATATTTTATGCCCATTTGTATATTGTACAGAAAAATTTGGGACTAGTGTTATACTATAAGCTGAACTAGCCGGCGTATTTGTAGTATCTCCTTTAGCTAATAATCTCATAACATTAGGTTGTGTATAAGATAAAGGATAATTAACCCAATACGTATAATAATCAGTACCTGTAGTAGATAATGCAACGCCATTCGTTGATTTTACTGAAATACTACAATTTGTTGGTGTATTATTAGGACACGTATATAAAAATGTTGCATTTCGTAATATTGATTGATTAAGCGCTTGTATTTCATCATTAAAAGATAGAACGGGAACGCCTCCTACATTTAATGATACAGTTGTATTATTTACTGCTGGTGTTTCAACAGTATAATAACAAACAAATTTAAATATTTTCCCACTAATAAATTGTACATTTCCAAATGGCGCTACTATAATAGTAGTTCCTGATTGAAAATTAAACTGATTTGATGGCGCAAAATTTGATAATGCTTGTACAATACGACCAGATGCGCCGCCGGCGGCGCCCGTAGGACCTTGCGGACCTATACTTGTTGATGCTGCTCCTGTCATTCCTGTATAACCTATATTACCTGTAAGACCTATATCACCTTGGGGACCTGTATAACCTATTCCAGTATTACCTGTATAACCTGTATAACCTGTAAATCCAAATAAACCTGCCGGACCTGTTGAACCAATAGGACCAGTTGGACCTTGTATTAAACTACCATCTATACCAGTATAACCAGTAGGACCAGTCATACTTGTACTACCTGCAGAACCTGTAGGACCTTGTACGCTATTTCCACTAGGACCGGTGAATCCAGTATTACCTGCAAATCCACGTAATCCAGTAGGACCAGTATGACCTGTATAAGTTTGACCGCTTGGACCTATTGGACCCATTGGACCACCTCCGGGACCTGTAGGACCAGTATGACCTGATGCACCAGTAAAACCCCCGCTTTCTAGCGCATTTCCTAATTCATCTAACACGAAAGGATTTCCTATAATTGTATCAACACTCATTTTCTTTACAATATATTAAGATAAAAAACAATAAAAAATATTTAGACTTTTATTAAATTAACTTGAAAACGTGTATTTCCTACACCTCCTACGGTTGATGTATTACTCTCTACAATACAACAAAATTGTACTGTGTCTGTTGCATTTAATAATAAAACTGTTGAAGTTGTAATACCTGAATTATAATGCACAGTTCCTACCATTTGACCACAATTATAAGTAGCACTCCCATTCTTTTTTAAGTAAATCTCTCCTGCACGATTACTAGCACTAATAGCTAAACAAAGATTAAATAAATAATATCCAGTTTGGCTTGCAGTATATACGCCGGTTGTTGTATTATAGCTGCTAGTAGTATCCCAATTTACAGTATTGCAAATTATAACTTGTTCAATATCTGCAGTTAATGCTTGGGCCGCAGATTGGGAAACACTTGTAGAAGCACTAGAAAGGGCGGGACCAGTAGGACCAGTAGAACCAGCTGGACCTGTTGCGCCGACGTCTCCTTGAATTCCTTGAATTCCTTGAAGTCCTTGAATGCCTTGAGGACCTGTTGAACCGATATTTCCTTGAATACCCTGTAATCCAGTTGGACCATCTGGCCCAGTGAAACCAACTGGACCCTGTGTTCCTGTGTCTCCTTGAGGTCCAGTAAAACCAGTATAACCGACGGGACCTTGTATGCCAGTATCTCCTTGAGGACCAGTAAAACCAATTACACCCTGAGGACCAGTAAAACCGATTACACCCTGAGGACCAGTATAACCTACCGGACCTACCTCACCTTGTATTCCTTGAGGACCAGTAAAGCCAGTATAAC